TCTTCGGAGGGGCTTTCCACTATCAAGTAATCGTCATGTCGATCACTACTTTCCGACTCGCGCGTGAGCAAGAAGAGGCGAAGCTCAAGGCTGAAGCCAAGGTTGAAGCTGTTGCTTGCCCTGCTCCTGTTGAGCCCGCTCCTGAGCCCAAAAAGGCCCCCGTGAGCGCCACCAAGACCAAGACCACTACTGTCAAGGGCTGAGCCCTAGAGAGGCACGCGCATGGCCTTCGTATCGACACTGGGAGCTGCTGATGCCAACTCCTTCCTGAGCGTTGCGAGGGCTACGTCGCTACTTGGGGATCTGCCCGCCAGTGCAGGCATTACAGCTTGGCTTGCATTGACTAGCGCCCAGAAAGAGCAGACGCTTGTTGCTGCAACAATGACAATCAACCCCTTGAAATGGAAGGGGCGAATCATTGACGATACGCAGTCTCTTTCTTGGCCGCGTTTGATCAAGATTGATGGGCGTCAGCTTTCTACGGAAGAGCTGCCTATTGACTTTGAGATTGCCGTTGCCTACATGGCGGCGTTTCTTGGTAGTGGGGGTGGATACACCTCTGTCGCCGTAGATGATGGTGGCTCTTCGCTGCGTAGCACGAATCAGTACGAAGAAGTTGAGCTTGGCGATGGGGCGCTTCGCGTTAAGTTCAAAGGTGGCGACGCTCCTCAGACGGGTATCGACTATATTCCGCCGTTTGCAATGGATATTCTCTATCGCTACATGATTGATCCAAGCTTCAACCAGCCTTATGTGAGTCGCACAAGTACCGCTCGCGTCGATCCCTATTACGGCGGCGGCGCTTTTCGCCCTCGTCGCATTCGCTTTGCTGGCGGGCAGGTGTTCCCGACCTATGGCGGCTGGGCAAGCAATCCGCTGTGATAAGCCATGGCACTTGTTGACGACATCTTTTCTTCGATTCCAGGGCCACTGATCTCTCAGTTTGGGATTAGTGCTGTTTACATCAAAACCAGCGCCCACCAAACGTATGATCCTGAGTCGGGTACGGTGCTTGGGATTTCAACAGAGATCCCAGTCAAGATCGTTGTATCTGCGCTGAAGCCTGAAGAGATGCAGGGGCTTTATCAGCAGACAGACGTAAAAATTATCATTTCCGCCGATTCTCTTTCTGGTTACTATCCGCAGACGACAGACTCTATTCGATATACGCAGAATGGGGTTGCAAGAACTGCAAAGATTATCGGGATGGAATCGTATCGAGGCGATAACGCTATTATGCACTCAGTAGTTGCGAGGCTGAGTTGATATGGCACGAAGAAGTAATCTTGGGATTGCAAAACAGATTGGGCGAGACATCAACAAAAAGCTTGCTCAGGCTATTCAAGAGTCTGCCGTTGAGATCACAAACGGACTTGCAAAGGCCGGTCCGGCTTGGACTGGTACGTTTTCCTCTGCTTGGGACGTTGTGCCAGCTGGCGGGCAGGGCAGACCTCCCCGTGGTGGCAATGGCGTTTACCAATACACCAGAAGGAATTTTCCCTCTTCAAGATTTGAGAAATCGCTTGAACGAGGGAATAATCGTTTTGAAATTGTAAATACTGCACCTCACGCTGCGATTGCACTTGATCAAGAGGAATCAACCTTTAGGCGTATTGGCGAGCCTGTTAAGCCTCTGGTTAAAGAAGGCTTTCGGCCTAAATCTGGAGATGGTGAGCAGGAGCCCCATCTCAGGTCTGATGTTGCAATGGGTTACACGCAAGAAGAGGCCAATGCGGGCATTACCGCTAAACACGACTGGTTCCCAGACTATGCAAAAGGTGGTGCTCTGAACCGAGATCTGAAGAAAGGAGTTGATCGTGCGTTTGTGCGTAAGGGAGGCGGGCTTCCATGAACTATCAATCAATCCGCGCCGTAATTGAAGCCCCGCTTCTCACTGCCTACAACACACAGGCGCCCCCGATCCCTGTCTACTTTGACAACATCACAGCGGTTCCGCCTGATCCGCCGAAAGAATACGTTCGCGTCAACGTAACTTTTGGACTAACAACAGAGTCAACGCTTGATGGCTCTCTTGACTATGCGAGGGGTGCTTTGATCATTCGTTGCTTCACGCCTAAAAGTATTGGCCCGGCACGCTGTCAACAAATGATTCAGCTTGCGAAGCAAGTTATTGATACGTTAAACGCGACGCAAAAAACATCAACCTCCACTTACGTTCGGATTGGGCAAATTACTGGTCCTTCTTTTCAGGTGCCTGACAATTCTCCTCACTTTATGGGGCGTATTGATGCTGGTTGGCAGGCGAGTGTGAAGTAGATCGCTAACCTGTGAGTAGCTGGGCAGTGCCCACTAAAGCCACTACCCCCGAATTGTCATGGCTACCGTTCTGTCCGGCATCTCCGGCGCGTTTTACTACAAGCCTGCGGGCACTGTTGATGGTTTTATCGAAACCGCTATCAACACCAGCACCGACACTATTACGCTGGTTCCCGCTCTGAACTTCAAGGCGGGCGATCCCGTCAAGTTCCGCATCTACAACCCGAACACTGGTGCAACTGTGACGCCGGATGCTTCCAATGTGATGCCGGCACTTTCCGCTGGTTCGCTCGATCCTGCAGTCACTTACTACGTGCTGACTTATAGCACAAGCACTGGTGCAATGACTGTTTCCGCCTCGCAGGGCGGCGCGTCGCTTGATTTTTCGGATGACGGTACTCTTGCCGCTCCTAATAAGTTTGAAGTTTATTACGCTGATTACGCAGCAGTTGCAGAAGTACGTGACTGGTCCCTTGAGATTACACGTACTGAAATCGACGTTACCACTATTGGTAAGCAGCCTGGTCAGTTTGTTCCCTTCCGTACCTTCATTGCCGGCTTTGGTGAAGCTACTGGATCTGCGACTGTCTACATGACAGACGAGGATGCTGCCAGCGCCAACCGCATGATTCAGGACGTGCTGCTCCGCAAGCAAGTGGGCGCCAGTGTTCGCCTGTACGTGGATCAGGTGTTCAGTGGTGGCGTTCTGAGTGACAGCCTGAGCCGCTCGATCTACATGGAAGTGGCGCTGACCTCTGCCTCCCTTGCGGTGAACCCCGACGATGGCCAGCAGATCAGCATCAACTTCCGCCCGCTGGATCAGCCCACCTTCGACCTGACCACAACCGCCTGATCGTTTCCGTAGGTGACACGCCCCGCTTCGGCGGGGCTTTTTACTATGACACTCCCATCACTTCCAGTACAAAAGAACTTTGTGTATCAGCGTCGTGCTGATCTAGTCGTTCGTTTTGGGTTTAAGTATCAAAACTCTACAGTCAACATGACTGGCTACACGGCGATTGGTAGTGTATGGGATTTTGACAGAACTACTAAATATCAAGACCTGATTATGACATGGCCAGATCAGGCCAATGGCGTACTGGAAATGAAGCTTGGATATAGTGGTACTATTTCGCTTCCCGCCGAATGTGCTTACGATATTATGTTGATTGATCCCCTCGGATTGCGTAGATACTACGTTGAAGGTAATCTGTACGAAAGCGAAGGCTACTCAACGCCCTGAGCATCATGAGCATTGATCTGATCGAGATTCAGGTTCCAGGCCCTGCCGGTCCTCCGGGCTCCTCTGCGCCGTTTTACGGGCAGGCGAGCAGGATGACGACCGGGACCATTGATGTTGCCACCCAGAGCGTTTATCAGCCCACTGGGTTGACAGCGACTTTTGACTCCGCCAACGCTTCTGGTGTTATTTACGCAACAACGAATACTTTTGGGCTTAAAAACAACAGCGGACTTACAAAACTATTTCGTGTGTATGGCAGCATTGATGCTAAGTCATCGAACAACGAATTGCTTGGAATCAAGCTTGCAAAGAATGGGGTGGCTGTAAATGAAACAGAATGCAGGGCCTTCGGCGCGAGCGGGCAGGAGGCAAAGCTCGTGACAAGCTGGATGATCTCACTAGCGGATCAGGATGAAGTGTCCCTGCTTATTGCTAATCACTCCAGCGCTGTTGACATTACGTTTGGGCGTGGACGAATCCTGATGTCCGCCGTGAATTAAGTGTGGTTCTCTGTTAGATTTGCTGTTGTTGACTGTTTTTCATGGCCACCGCACCTGTCCCCTCTTCCCCAGTGAGGGCAATTGATCGCTTGCGCAAAGCGGCAAATTTTGAACCTATTAAGCAAGAAATTGTGCTTGACAATGGCGATGAGTTTACTTTTTATGTAACACCCCTGACTGCGGCTGAGCGAGAAAAGGCGCAGAAAGATGCAAAGTCTGACAACGCCAATGACTTTGCCATGCAGCTTCTTGTTGCAAAGGCGCAAGACGAAAACGGGGAGCGTCTTTTTAAGGCAGGTGACATTCCTGTTCTGAAACGCGAAATTCTCGATCAAGATCTTCAAAAGCTGATTCTTGCCGTTCTTCGCCCTGACAGCGAAGACGGTGAAGCTGACATGAAAAGCGATTGAAGAAGAGCTTGAGTCAGATGGGCGCTTATTTTTCCAACTCTCCCTTGCTAGCGAACTAAAAATGACCCTCTCCGAATTAAAGGAGAAGGTCACAGAAGAAGAGCTTTTGCTCTGGCACGCCTTCTACTCTATTAAGGCGAAAAAACAGCAAGAAGAGATGGAGAAGATCAAGCAGAAAGCTCGCCGCCGCTAGCCGCCCGCCTTGGGCGGCTTTTTCGTGTCTGGCTAGACTGACTGGAATCCCAGGTCGATCAAAGTGGCTAGCATTGATGCTCAGATCAATCTAATTCTCAAAGGGGTTTCTGAGCTTAAGAAGCTGAGTTCCGCGCTTGATGAAATAGAAAACACTGCTAATTCTATACAGGATCTTTTTGGTCGTGGCGTTTTTGGTCGTGTTAGTGACATCAATACATATATTAAGGCTCTTGGTCAGATAGAAAAAACGGCTGCGGCAACGCGATTGCAGGCAGCTGCTATTGCGGACGTGAATTCCGAAACAAAACGCGCCTTAATCGTTGAATCGCAACTGCGAAGAGAGCGTTCAAGAACAGCAAGGCTTTCTCGTGCATTTGAGATCGAAACAAAAGGGCTCGATCAAACGAAGGGAAAGCTGAAAGAGATCAAAGAGCAATTTGATGAAGTTTCGGTTGCACTAAAAAGCGCCTTTAAGCTTGGCGATGTAAAGATTATTTCTCAACTGAGAAATGAACTCAGCGCACTTGTTGAAGACCAACGCGAATGGAATCGAACTCTTGCAGGTACAAAAAACACTGGAGTAAACGCTGATTTTCTAAAAGAGCAAGCCCGTGGCTACGCTCAACAAATCGAACAGCTTCGCAAAAGAGCCCTTGCGCTCTCGGAAAACGAAGAAATCATTCGCCGTCTTGCCGCAGCCGAGTTTAACCTAGTCAAACAAAGAGATAAGAACACCGGAGCATTTACTCAATTCGCCGACCCAAGGCTCGGTCGAGAGCTTCTTTCAAACATTAAGGCTCAAATTACTGCAGAAGAGCAGCTCGCTAGAGAGCGCGAAAGATTTTCTGGCCAATATGAGAGGCAGCAAAAAGAGGCGCGTCGTCAGGCTATTTCAACCGCACAAACCATAGCCGCAATTGCAAGAAAAGCTGGTGGAGCCACTTTTGACGCATTGACATTTGGACAAGGCGCAAAAGTCGCTCGCGGAGCAAGAAATGCTGCGATTAGAGGCGGCCTTGGTCTTGGCGCACTTGGGCTGGGTGGTGCTTATGCGGCGACTCAGGAGGCGCTTGGCAATATAAACCTTGGCCCAATTCAGGGTCCAGCAGTTGAAGCAGCAAATGCGATTGGAGGGGCAATCAACAATGCACTTGGCGGTGTCCCGGCAATTATCAATGACATGCTTTCGGCGCTAGGCAATGTCCCTGGCTCGCTCGGTCTTGCCTCTGTCGCTGCTCTCGCCTTTGCTCCAGCAATGAAAACCGCTGCTGATGCGGTGTTTCTTGCTGGAAAGAGATTCGGTGCAACTAAATTTGGCGAAGACATCAAATTAACATTAGATCGGCAGACAAATCTTTTTGAGTCGGTAATCAATAAGGCTTCCGAAATGAACATGGTGCTTGATGCGTCACGTTCTGGGCTCGATGCCGTAGGCAAAAAAATCGAGACATTTCCGGCGTTACCTGCCGCTGGTCAAACAGCATTCGCTGGTCCCATGCGCCGTGGTCGTGGTGGCGCGTTCATTGGTGGTGGAGCGAGAGAGCTTCTCAGTCCAGAGTTTCTTGCGACAGCGACGGGAGCAATGGCGCAAAGGACTCAAGAGGCCGCAGATACATCCTTACTTTTTGCTGAGGGCTTAGGCCAAGCTGCTACTGAAGCTAAAACAATTGCCGAGTATCTCAAGCAGGCGAACGAGCTAAGAGCGAAGGGCGAATCCTCGACGCAGCGATTTATTCGTCAAACAATTGAGCGCGGAAGAATCGTCACACAGGGACGGCAAAGCGTCGAGATCGCAAGGGAGCGATCCGCGTTTTTGACTGGATCTTCCTATTCGCTCTCGCAGGTTCCGGCGCGTGGAGAGCTGTTTCCGGGCGGAAGAACTGAAACCGCCCAGTCAGCCTACAGGGAGCTACTCAATACAACAGCAAGAATCAATCAGCTCCAGCAGGATCTGCTTGAGAAGATGTCAAAACAGCAGGGTTTTTCTGCGACTATTGGGCAGCTTGAAAGGCGAACCATTAACGACAAGGGGCGCTCTCTGGCTGTTCAGCAACAGGAAAATGAAGAGCTTCAGCGTTCGGTTCAGATTATTCGCGAAAGAAACAAGGAACTTCGTCAGCGCCCAATTGCGGCGATGACGCCGCAGGAAAGAGTCTCTCAAGGCATTCTTGATCCCAAATCACTACGAGCCAATCGTGAGCGTCGCATCGAGATTGGTCGCCTTGATCCACTGGAGCGTTTTTATGCTGGGTTTCAACCAAGAAGGCTTGCCGCTCGTTCTGCAAGGGCCACCTCTGAAGGTTTGGTCGGTGGCGCCTTCCCCTTACTTTTTGGGCAGGGAATTGGAGCAGCTGCGCTTGGTGGTCTTGGTGGCGCTGCTGGTGGCTTTGCTGGCGGCGGACTTGGCTTCGGTTTGTCGCTGGTTGGTACGGCGCTTGGTACTGCATTCGACACGCTCAATCAGGCCGCTCAGGACACGGGCAAGGCACTTCGCTACCCGATTGAAGGCTTTGAACAGCTAAAAGAAGCAGGTTTGCTCGCAAGTCGTCAGCAAGAGTATTACATCTCAAAGCTAATTGAAGCAGGGCGTCTGACCGAAGCGGCAGGCGAAATTCAAGCCGAAATCATCAGAAAGATTGGAGTACAAGGGGTTGAGGATCTTCAGCGTCTCGGCGATTCTTCTTCTCGCCTAAGCAAGGCATGGGCAGAGTTCAATCTGCAGTTGCAGGCGGCGCTTGCAGGGCCAATGGCTGACTTGCTCAATTGGGTCGGTGGAATTGTTGGCGAAATAAACACAGCGAATAGGCAGGCGGCGGAGCTGCGTGATTTTATGCAGTCTCTTACGCCTCAGCAGCAAAAAGAATATCTGCGAAGGAGTGTTGAGCTGCGAAATCAAAACAATGGCGTTGTAGACCCGGTTGCGATTCAACGCTTGCGCCGCGAATTTCTGCCGAATGGCGCACAGCAACCACAGGCGGTTTTCACCCAAGAGCAACTTGACGCCCAAAAACAAGCACAGGCTGTCACACAAGAACTCCAAGCGCAGGTTGCATTACAGGCTAAGCAACTCTCTCTGACAGGGTTGACACTTGAACGGGATGGTGCTCGTTATATCAACGCAGCCCGAGCTGTTGCACTTCAAGAATACGAGAACAAGCTGCTTGAAATCAAAAATGGCTTGATCGGTAAGATATTCAACGCAGAGCAAAACCTTGCTCAGATTCGTGGCGCCAATCTTGAACTTGCCGCTCGCCTCAGGCAGGTAAACGAAGAAATTGCGCAGCGACAGGAACAGCTTTATCAGAACTCACTGCAGGCTGAAATCGCTCTCTATCAAGAGGCGCAGAAGAGAAATGACCTAATTGTGCGATTTGCCGCCTTCAACGAAGGGGAAGAAGCCGGACTGAAGAGGAGGCTTTCGCTTATGGAGAATATGCGGCAGCAGAGACTTGCCGAATTTTATACAGAAGCCGAGCTTGCGATGATTCAAGCTCGTAAAAACGGAACCGCAGAGCAGACTGCAGCTTTGTACGCAAGTAGGCTGATTACTCTGCAATCAGAGCTTGATCTTGAAGAGGGAATCACAAAACAGCAGCTAGCTCAGCTTCAGTTAAGCAAATTCATTGCAGCCGAAGAAAGCAAGCGCCAAGCGGCTGACCCATTCGTTCAGTTTAGGGAAACACAAGAGCTTGACGCTCAGTATGCAAAAACTTACTACAGGCTCCTAAAGGAGGGTGTAATTCCAGCCGAGGCAGAAAGGATTGCAAGTTTTGAGCGGCTTGTCAGCGAAAGACTCAAGGCAATTGACTCCGAGATTGCGTTTAATCAGGTTCTCTTGAATCAAGCAAGAGAAAGCGGTGTTGCAGCAGATGAGATAAATAGACTCATCACTTCAATTGAGAACCTCAACAAAGCTCGTGGGGCGGTTACCGAACAAGCCGCTCTCGGCCCCGGCCCAGCCGTTGAAGAAATCCCTGGCGCCAAAATTCAAGAGTTCATTTCGACGGCGCAAGAGGGACTCAACGATCTTGAATCTTACGCCATTCGCGTGTCTCAAGGCATTGGCGATGCAGTTGGCAATTCACTGTCGAATGGAGTTGCTGGACTGATTGAAGGGACTGCAACAGCAAAAGAAGTTTTTGCTGGATTCCTGAAGGATGTTGGGCAGATTTTGGCCAGTGAAGGCGCCAAGATGATTGCGACTTATATTGCGATTGGAATCGCTAGAATCTTTGCTGGACTTAAGGCAAGTACAACAAGTGCGACGGGTCCAAACCCTGGCGGAATTCCTTCAACGGGAAATGTGACAGCGCCGAGCGTCAATGGATTTGACACTGGTTCTATTGCAAATATTGCTGCCAATGGCGCCTATTTCGATGGCGGCATGGCCTACTTTGCCAATGGTGGCATCGTCTCTTCGCCTACCCTCTTCCAGTTCGCTGATGGTGGCGTTCCGCGTAATGGCCTCATGGGCGAGGCTGGCCCCGAGGCGATCATGCCCCTGGAGCGCGGCCCTGACGGCAAGCTAGGCGTCTCCGCCAAGCTCAGTGGGGCAATGAGCCGCTACTCCCGCTCGCCTGGCGCTGCTGGTGGACCTGAAGGTGGCAGCGGTGATCCTGCATCTACTGGCGAAGGGTCTGTGGCCACGGGCTCAATCGACGTGCGTTACACCGTGGAGCGGATCAACAATGTTGATTACGTCACCGCCGATCAGTTCCAGCAAGGCATGGCGCGGGCTGCGCAAGAAGGCGCACAACGCGGTCAGCAGCTTACGCTACGCAGGCTGCAGCAATCACCAGCAACACGCAGGAAATTGGGAGTCGCCTAATGGAACTTGCAATCGGCAACTACTTGACGCTGACCACGCAATCTGGCAGTCAGTCGTATCGGTTCCAGAATTTTCACATCGGCGCCACTGCATCTTTTGAAGGGCAGCTTTATGGTTTCATGCCATTTGGATTTAGCGGAATCAGCATCAACCGCACTGGTGATAACACCGAAGCCAGCTTGATCTTTCCGAACAATGAAATCAGCCGTAACTGGGCTGTGCAAGCTGTTACTGATCGTTGGCTCGGAACGGTTTATGTGATGAACCTTGACCCTGACAACACAACATCAGGCACCAAGATGCACCAATACATCGGGCAGGTCGCAAGTGGTGAATGGGATGAAACATCACTAACGCTGCGGCTGAATACTGTGCTTGATGCCGTTGGTTCTGATGTGCCATTGCGACGGCTGACGCAATCAATTGTTGGCAATCTTCCGGTTAGTGCCAATGTGCGACTGCGCTGATCTGATTGGGATGCGCTATCGGCTTGGCGCCGATGGCAGCCATCGCGAAATCGACTGTATCCATTTGGTTTACCGCGTGCTGCAGTGCCATCAAATACCAGCGCCACGGTTCAACTTAAAGTGGTACACCGCATCGCCGCGCACGATTGCACGCGACCTATTGCAATGGGGCCAGCGAATTGACAGGCCAGCCTATGATGGTGATGTGCTGCTGATGCGGCAGGACACGACAGCATTTGCAGTTACATGGCAGCGCGGAATCCTCTACATCAACCGTCAAGCCGAAGTGGTGAGCTGGTGTTCACTGGAAGCCGCAGGCAACTACCACTGCTTCCGTTCGAGAAGCAACTGATTGAGCTGCTGGGTTGCAAGGAGGAGGAGTATCGCCGTTTCGTCCAAGAAGCTCAACGACGCGGGGTGACACGCCCTGCTGAATACGCGCTAGTTCCTGACGTGCGCAACGAGGCAAGTTTGATTATTGGTATCACTAGCCTTGTAATTGGGCTTGCTTCAACAGCGGTTAGTTTTTTACTGGCACCAAAACCCAAGGCAATTAGTGCTGGCGGGCCTGACGAAGTAAGACAACTCCGGCTCGCTAGCCGCACTGGCGCTGATCGTTTCAGTCCAACAACCGGCTTTGATACTCAAGCCGAACTAGCAAATTACGGCGCCCCAATCCCGATCATTTTCGGACAGTACACAGGCGCAACTGGCGGCATTTTGGCATCGCCCCGTTTGGTATGGTCGCGTGCTTTTTCGCTTGGGTCACAGCAAGCTGTCAAGTTGATGTTTGTTGTAGGCGAACAAGGTCTAAATGAGGGTCTTGACAGGCCAGAGCTAAACGGTGTTTTTCTTGGCAATAACGCGCTCGATGCAATTTTTGCTCATAATTTTGCTTTTTACTGGAAGCGTAATACCAATACTTTTTCAAGACTAAAAGCTACTAATTTTGCTTACGGTTCACGCGGCAATCGCTCATCTGGTGACATCGAAAATAATGACGATATTTTTCTGTGTCCAACGCGCAACGGTTTGCTTGACACGGGATTTTCCAGCGCCTTTTCGCTGTCGTCGAGCACGCAATTTGGCGTTTATTCCGCGATACCAAATGGTACAAATTACCGAATCAATTTTAAGATTGTCCCTATTGTCGATAACGGCGATATTACCAGAAGCGATCCGGGCTCTGTTTTGATTGCCGAAAGGATAAAAGTATCTGGTGATTACGGCTACAATCCTTTAACGGTTGATGGCCAAACAAGTATTTGGCGGCAAGGACAAAGGGGGGTTGGGCGCAATTACGGTCGCCGCATGGGACTTACCCATTTCAACGGAGTTGAATCAACTGCACGAACAGAAGTTAAACAGGCAACGGTTGGTGCGAAAGTCACGTTTACGATTGCCGGCGAAAGTTTGCCGGAAAATCTATACCATCTAAACCCACAATTTCCAAACGTAAGTGTTGATGATATAAATTACGAAATTGAAAGTCAGCGCAGAGTTGCAGACGAAATGCTGCAGCTAGGCGAAACGATCATGATTGGCCGTACTGCATGGGTTGTTGAGCACAGAGACTTGCAGACATGGGAACCGGGCACTACTCAATCAATTGTTTTGCGTTGTGTCGAAACTTTTGGTTTAGATCGGGGCAATTCTGTCGGTCTAGTCGGAACCGAGATGGTCACCCGTGGGGTGTATAACGATGATAACGGTACAACTAATGCCAGGAATGGCTTGGGGCTAAGCGCAGGCGCAGGCTACTATCCACTGCTACGTGTTTCTTTTGGCATCGTTCGCAACACCCGTGCCTGCGACGTGACTGAAATCGGTATTCGCAGTCAAGTTTGGCAGCGTGTTAATGGTCTTTGCAATTTTGCCTCATTACCGCAACCACAAAACCTAGTCCAGTCAGAACGCGACCGCGTACAAATTCAAAGCGGCACGATGACTCTTTACATGAAGAGAACGGCAGTATGGACTATATGGTTTCGTCCATCTGGTACTGATGAATTAGGCAATGAATACGCTTGGGCTGCCTTAGGCGAGCAATTCTGCGTTACGGGCGAAACACCACAAGATCAATTCAACTTTATACGCATTCGCCATCCAGAACGTAAGCAATTTGAGTATAAGATGGTGCCAAAATCTGGCGCAGATATCGCCAGACACAGCCCTGATGATGCGCAGTTTTGGCGTCTTGATGCCAAGCAAGAAACTACGCTGTCTGGTACTTACGAGACTGCTTACGGAAACTTTGAAATTACTTCCGCTGGTCAAATTGTCACAGTAGGGCAGATTAGTTTTAATGTTGAAATGATGCAAAACGCATCCGTAAATGCGGGCGTAGTAGACGCAACAATCCCCGATGCCATTGAAGTTGAGAACTATATTCCCGACGTAGAAGATCAGACTGTTACTGCTCGAACTGTCGGCTTCCACGACTGGCTGCCGGATTACGCATCAGAAGGGCGCCGTGGCGCAACGCATTACGAGCTATTCGGGCGGGCGGACTATACGGGCTTGGTCCGCGAGGCAACACGTACTGCAAATCTTGGCGATGGCCGCAGTATCACTATTAAATTTGTAGGGGTGGTTGACAGTAATTACCCCGCTAATCATCCGTATTTTCCTGGCTATCGCGCTTGGTCTTTCCAGTCCATCAATGTTATTAGCAGTACCGGCGGGTTTAATACAAATCAAGTTTTTAATGTTTCTATTCCTGTTACACCGGGAAACCCGCGTGCGCAACCTTATGGGCTGACTACTTGTGGTGTTAGATTGATTGTGCTATCAACAAATTCGGTTGCTCAACCAAGAGGACGCGAATCAGCTTGGGAGTGGGAGTTGTTGGGTGATCAGCAGGCTTATTCACTTGGGCACACAAAAACAGCATCTTTTACAGTCCCGTCTTCCTCTGGTGCTAGCGCAACAATTATTGCCACCGGCACTATAACGACACGCCCAGCGGACAGCCTTGCTTATTTCCCTGGCCAAACACAAGCTTGGAATGTTACATACACAGTCGACTCGCAAAATACCTATGGCAGCTGGCAAAACGGCGCACTAATGGAAAATAGTGCTGTCGTTAGTGCAGGCAATCCCTTTAAGATAGCTGGTACAACTGTCGGAATAAAACTGCGGGTATTGTCCCTTACGACAGTCACCATTCCGCCGGGATTCAATGCGGACAGGATTTTTGAAGAAAACAGCCAAATCAACGATATTAGCTTGTATTCTTCACTTATACAGAAATCAAACGAAAGCCAGCCCGAACATGAAATTGTTTATGTCAACGAGACAATTGCAAACGAGACAACTCCTGATTACCGTAAGCTAACAATATGCGGTCTTGCCTTGAAAGCATCGCGCAATTTTACAAGTCTCAATCAATTGCGCGTATGGCTGGCAAACGGCATATCCGTCAGGAAGTTTCAGTCGGATGCACCGGAGCCTATTGGTCCTAGCAATAAATTTACTGACCTTGTTTACTACTTGCTTACGGATAAAACTGCTGGCGCTGGCGCGGTGGTTTCACCGGAGCTTATTAAAACAGAAGATTTTCCAGCAACCTCGCAATTCTTGAAACAAAATAAATTGTTTTTTGATGGTGCGATTGATCAGCCCACAAATCTTCGCCAGTTCATTAGCGACACAGCGCCCTTTTTCCTTTGCAATTTTGTCATAGCAGAGGGCAAATTTAGTGTGATTCCAGCTGTGCCTTTTGACAGCACAGGTTCAATCTCAGATCAACCTGTAACGATTAAACAGTTGTTTACGTCTGGCAATATCACTGAAGATAGCTTTTCGGTTGAATATTTAAGCGCAGAAGAGCGCAAAGATTTTCAAGCCGTTATGCGATATCGCAAAGAACAGCGAAATCAGCTTCCAGAAGAAAAAACCTTGGTTGTGCGTTGGGCTGACTTGGACGAGGCTACTGCATCTATCGAAACATTTGATATGACCCAATTTTGCACCAGTCGTGACCACGCACTATTGGTTGCCAAATACTTCTTGTCAATTAGACGACGTGTTACCCATTTAGTGCGCTTCCAAACTACTGTCTCTTATACACATCTGACGCTGCCGACGACTCCTTACGTGTAG